AAATCTATCAACATTATTTTTTGATTCATCAAGTAATTTTTTATTAAAAGACGATAAAAATCCTATGTTGACAGCTTTAATAGATTCTGTCAATATGCTTGTATCTTTGCCAAGTGTTGAGCCTGCTTTACCTATTGATTCTGTATATATTGATATTATGCTTGAAAGTTTTGCTATATCTGTTTCTGTGAAAGCTCCTATAGCAGTGCCAGTACCACCAGTAGATTCAGTGCTAAATATACCTTGTAATATACTTTTTACATCAACATCACCTGAAGGTGTTTTAGACATAGCTTCTTTGATATATCTAGAAGATTCCTTTATATCGGTAGATGCCGAAAGTATATCAAATGAATATTCAGCTATATCATTAAGGTAAGAGTTTTGTTGTTTTAAATAATCATATAAAACTTCTAATTCAACATTATCCATATCAGGTATTTTAATTATTTAAAACAACAAAGCCGAATATAGTATTATATTCGGCTTTTAATCACATATTTTAAAGATTTTTATTAAAGATTCCGAGTTAAGTCAGTTTCATATGCTGATAAATTATTATCTTCAAAAGAATATATATAAACTGGAAATTCAAGTTTATTACCAAAAACATCTTTTGTTTCGATATGAAAATTACTAACAATTAAAGGAGTTTTATTATCAAGCCCACTTAATTTTGGCATATAATACACTTTTTCACCAACCTTATATTTAGGATCTGTGTTATTATTTTCAAACCCCTCGAATACTTTTAATTTTTTCATAAATACAAAATTTAATCTTTAATTATTTAATCTTTAATTATTTAATCTTTAATTCCATATATCTCTTAAGTTTGAGTAGAAATAATAAGGCGGTATTCTTTTTGTAGTAAAATATATTTTCAAACAATTCTTTCATTGTTATATTATCACCATTAACTGTTATAATAGTTCCACCATCTAAACATTTTCCTGACTGTCGGCTTGATAGAAATATATTAAAGCGGTAATTTTCAAATTGTTTAAGTACTCTAGATTGGTATGGTCTAAGGATTATCTTCTCAATACCATTATCTGTCATACAAAATGCATAATTATTAGCAAAATAAAGACACGATTTTTGTATTTTTGCTAATTCAATAATTTCCTCGTCTGTATATTGATAATGAAGAAAAGCTTTTCTTTTTCTCGTATCTTTTAAGAAAAAAGGGTTATCTCTTGGTAAAAAACCAGTTTTGTTATAATCATCTATAATATTTTTTACCTTTTCTGAATCATATATATTACCTTCCATATAATTTATTTTTAATGGTATTCCTTGATTAGCGAGAGGTACTTTCCTTGTATTCTGATAATTTTTATGATATAAACACCCCAAAGAACATAGAAATTAAAAGAAAATCACCAAAGAGAGTTGAATGTTATTAATGATGAAGGTATCTCTTTTAGACCTATGGCAACAAGTATTCTATTGATATACGACAGATAATTTGACATAAATTGTATATCATATGATACTGGATATTTTTGTAAAAACTGTGGTGGTATAACTCCAATAGGGAATGCAAAAACATCAATTATGGGGCTTGTTGTATAATACCATTGTATTTTATCACCAGATTTTATTATAGAATATTTTTGTTTTATTTCATCAGGTGCAAGCGATATTTCGTTATTGTATTGAGCAATCGCTCTGATGTGAATAGGAGAACCAGCAACGTATTTTATATTATTATCAGAGCATTCAAGTATATATTTACCAAGATTATTAACTCTTTGAGTACTTAATATATTAATTATATCTATATGTGTGAATTCTTCTTTTATGTTCCTGATTTTATCAACAATAATATTATAATCTATAATATCTGTCTTAATTATACAGTCAATTATAATTTCCTTAAGTTTTTCACGAATAAATTTAGGTACAGATGTTTGATTCATTTCAAGACCAATAGCCTTTACATTTTCATATCTTCCAAATGTTGTTCCATTTTCCCAAATAAGTTCCTTAACATATCTTTTTTTAGATGATATCAAGAATTTACCTATAATTTGTTCAAATGTTAATTTAAGGCACGGCATACCCGATATTCTTTTTTGGAATCCACCATGTAAACTTATGAAATGAGACAACATATGCTCAAGTGCTGGATATAAGTCGATTTTGTTTAATTTCAGGACAAAATCTTCAATAGTACCTTTATAATCAGTATGGCTAATTATCTTACCATAATTTACAAACACCGAATCAGTATCACCATAAATTACAATATCTTCAGTTATTGGAGTAACATATGTTATACCAAGTTGTTCATGAATATGTGGTATATTAGGAAATCTTTCCTTGAAATATTTATTAAACCAAAATTTGGTGTACTTTATAACGTATGCCGATTGAGTAGATATAGAAGAAGCTACATATTTGTCATAAAGTATAAATGAAGAAAACCCAAATACGCCATATATAGAATTGAGGATTTTCTTTAAAGATAAATCCTCGCTCTTTTTTGAAAATTGTAAATTTTGAAGTCTAGTTATTTCATCATTGATTTCTTGTTCAGTTACTTCTTGACCTTTTTCAAACTTACAGTATTTTAAATCCAAATCATATATCATATCAATTAAACCAATTAAGTTCAGTTTTTCCTTTATACCCTTTTTCCATTACAATCCACATATACGCAATAGCCGATGAATTTTTGTCAATTATTCCTCCTTTACATCCATGTATTCTACTTGTTGAAACCAATATAGTTTTAGGTGGATTATTATCAAAAAATTTTCTTCTTTCTTTTCCTTCTAAAAATGCTAATCTTAAGAAAAATGCAACTTTATAGCCTTCTTCCAATATATCATAAGCATGTCTTAGAAATTTCAATGCCTCTTTGTATGGAGGGTTTGTTATTATATTACCACTAAATTTTTGTGTACAATCTAAAAAATTTACTCCCGATTTACAAAACCCTCTATCATACAAATCATAACTTACGACATTGTATCCTTTTTCAATCAATATTTTTGATATATGTCCTTCCCCAGCACATGGTTCAAGTACAGGAATTTGTATATCAAAAAATTCATTTTGTAAAAGTCCATTTGTAGCAATTGGATTTGTAGCATAGAAATCATCTTTCTCTCTTTCCGTAAGTGAATGATTGCTACATCCATTCATAACAAAAACATTGACTTTATCCATTAATTATTCTGATTGAATATGCCATTAAATTCCTTTATTCCTTTGTTATATTCTTTCAAGTCGTTTTGATTTATATTAGCCATGAAATCCATTACATCATTATCAACCATGACTTCAGAAATCGATAAAGGTCGTTTCAATTTGATACCTGCAAGAGTTGTACATCTTGATAATGCAACGTATGTCTGACCAGTATCAAAAATACCTCTTTCACCAGTATCAATTGTATATTGCTCGATTGTGCAGGATTGTGATTTATGAATAGACATAGCATAACCGATTGATATCGGATATTGAGAGAATTTACCAACACCAATAGATTTTACTTCTCTTGATATAGGGTTGTATTCATATTTTTCTGAATTGAATTCAACTTTATCAAGTGATATCAAATCATCATTATCAAGACGAATTATAAGTTGGGAATTTTTGAAATCAATTAATGTACCCATAGTACCATTGATATATTTTCCATTATCTTTGTCGTTTGCTCTAACCATAACCCTTGTACCAATCTTAACTTTAATAATTTCATCAACAGCACATTGCTTAAGGTTAAAATTTCCTTCTGCTTTACCAATTAATGTAATCCAATCGGATTTTATATCATCAAGTTTTTGATTGTTATAAAATTCAACATCTTTATTGTATGTACATAAAATAATGGCATTATCATTGATTTCATTATTAATCATGATTTCATTAAATTCAAAAAGTTGTGAACGAGTTATAGTTCCATATTTTATTGAATTCAAAAAGTTGATGAATTTCTCATCTTTTTGTCGGAATATTTTAGTGAAATTTATGGTTGTTATAGGCACAAACTCAAATGGTTTGGCTGAATAAAAATATTTTGTATCAAATGTATGTTTTATATAGTCAATTTCGGATTTATCAGATAAAACTGGTGGTAATTGGTAAAGGTCACCAACAAGAATAAGTCTTTTACCACCAAAAAATTCGTCAATACCAAGTGCTTTTCTGTAAAATTCATCAATAGCTGACATCATGAGTGATGACACCATAGAAATTTCATCAATAACTATTGTGTCAGGAATAGAATATTTTTCAATATTCATATGTGGTTTATGTATGTTACAAGGGAATAATGGTTTAGGTGGAAATCCAAAATAGGAGTGAATTGTTTCACATTCTATACCATCAACACGAAGATTATTTGCAGCTACACCAGTTGGTGATAAAACAATATAATCTTTTATATTCGATAATAACCATTTAAGGAATGTTGATTTACCAGTACCAGCAGAACCAGTTATAAAAAACACTCCTCTATCTGTCATAATTTGGTTGTAAGCAGATTTAAATTCATCTGTAATTTCCAACCAGTCTGGTTTTACTGTATTTTCAAATTCAATCATTTTCTCTCTTTTAATTTCTCTCTTTTATATTAAAATCGAAAAAAGATAATCACGATTCATGTATTCATGCTTCATAACTTCCTTCAGCATTAAGAAGTCTACTCAATGGAACCCTATTACCATCTCTAAGTTCTTTAGGATTTGATTGATTAAGTGAATTGATTATTGAATTTGTTATGAGTGAAGTTAAAAAAGAAAATGCATTGGATGATTTATTCATAGTGTATCTAATACAATTATCGCTTAATATTTCTGTTTGCTGGTATTTATCTTCTAAAATTACATTTTGAAGTCTATTTTTATCACCAATAAAATAAAAATCAACACAAGAAAATATCGATATATCATGCTTGTTATAGATATCAATTATAGATAATTTCTTTTGTACTGTATAATTTGTACATTTTACAACGCCTTTGGGTTGGTATTTTTCTTTTATAAGATTAACAACATTTTTCAAGGTCATATTTTCGTTTTTCCCAATAGCCACTGTATCACTATCAAAATTTTCTTTTTCATCAAAATTTATTTCAATGTCGGAATAATTTTCAATATGAATAATAATCTTATCACCAGCAACCAAATTTTGTTGAAGTTTTATTGCTAAACAATTGTAAATATTGAATGTTTTCCAATATTTACAAAAATCATATGTTGCTGTTGAAATAGCATCTTCACGAATATCATCCGTTGCAAGATAAAACCTTTTACCGACATGCAAGCAATGTTTTCTAAACATTACTAAAAATTCTTTACTTAAATCATCTTGAAGTACACATTTTCTTAATTCTTCGTCATACTTATCTTCGTCAAGATAATGGTTAGATTTTTTAGCCATAATTTATTCCTCTTTTTTATCGGTTATTTCTTCGATTTTTATAACTTTTTGAATATTATATTCTTCTTCTGTCAAGATACCAAATTTATCAACATATAGATATTTTTGAGAGTACATCGCTTCACCTTTATCATTCTTAATAGCTTCATATGATTTTATAATTTCAAGTTTTTTCTTGACAGTCATATTTTGTTTTGCATCTTCTATTAAGAAGTTGGCATTATGTTTTATACCATAAGAAGTTTTGAATGATTTATCAACTTTCAATTCTTTAAATTTCAGCAAACAATTTATATAAACTGGTGCTGATAAAACTTGATTGAAAGATGTCATCATTCTATTAATGAAATTAAAATATGATAAATCTTCATATGATAAATTATCATCGGCATAGAAAATAACTCTACCACCACCCGAAGAGTCATCTTTATTGAATCTTTTTCGTGGCAATCTTGATATATTATTAAGTTGTTTATCAAAATAATCAACAACTTTCATATTAGTAAGGTCTGGTCCATCCTGTTTAAGTGTATCAATTTGTGATTGAGAATTATTAACAGAAGGTATAACTATATTTCTTGAGTAAGATATTGATGCTTGGCCATTTACTGTTACTTCTCCACTATCAAAGTCAATAAGTAATGTTTCTTTATAGTGATTAACAAATTTTCTCAAAGCCTCAAGTGCTTTATCTGTTGTTTTATTACCAACTGGTACAACCATTTTGATTCTCGATTGGCAATTCATAATAAACCATCCAACAGTTGCATCTTCCATCTTCCTTTTTAAATTAAAATCACGAAGAAGTCGTTCAACATATGATAAATTGCCAGTTGAATCAATGTCAAGGTATGGAATATACAAAACTTGATTTTCTGAAAGTATAACTTTAGCACCAATCATTTTTTCATATTCCCAAGCTTTAAGTTTCTTTTCTCCATAACGAATATCAACATATCTCAACTTATTGGGGTCTATTTCATTAAATCCAAGAATTTTAATCGGATATAAATCTTCTTTTTCTTCACCATTAATATTGAATTTGCTATTAGCAAAGGTTTCTAATATATATTCAAATCTAGTGATACCATTATTAATTTTTGTTATTTTGTTTGTATGTATTACTTTGTTGTATTTTATCTTTGATTTTTCTTCAGTAAACGATTCATTTACTTTAATAAGAGTTTGCTTAAGCTTTGTAATTTGGTCATTCAATTCTTCTTTTGTTTTGAACTCATAAATTATTTCATATGCCAAACAACCATCAACAAGCCATTGTCTATATTTTTTCCAAGCAACATTATCATTATCAAAATCCAATAATGAATAAATATCACTGAATGATTCTTTAATATATTCTCTTATATTCTCTTGGTATTTTTCGTTGACGAATTTAACATCACAATAACGATTGTATTCATCTGTTATTACTGAATCATCACAAATACAATCAAGAATATATTCAATTTCAGGATAATTAGCAAATTTTCGTAAATAATTCCTTTTTTCAGGATAAGAAGATTTGGAATAAGAATTGGTATCAACATCTTGTGTAGCACCATTAGCAAATGAACTGTATGCTCTATACAATTCATCTTCATATGTTACAGAATTTGTTTCCTTTATAATTGTGTAATCAATACCTATATTTGTTAATCTCTCTGTGAGTTTTGTTATTGGTCTGAAGATTATTGGTGTGGGCATAACATTTTATATTATTTAAATGGGGTTGATAAAGTAATATATGATCTTATATTAAAAAGGCCTGAAATTATTCAAATTTCAGGCCTTTTTATGATTATTGTTAATAGTATTTATTTTTTGCTTCTTTTTGCTTTTTTGCTTTCAAAAATAGCTTTACGATAACGTTTTTTGATTGATTCATTAATTTTTTCTTTGATTCCATCTTTACAAGCTTCATCAATATTTTCTTGTGAGTCAACGATTGTATCAACAGCAGTTTCGATTACATCTTCAACAACATCCGCAGGAACTTCGGCTTCAACCAAAGTATCAACGAGTTCTCCAACTGAAATTTCTCCACCTTCTAATTCACTTGCAGCAGCGATTATTTGGTCTTTAACTTCATCGGTTATGGATTCAGTATCGGTAAGAATTTGCTCAATATCACCAGCTTCAATTGCTTTATCGTCAACTATCTCATCGGCTTGTTCTTCTGTGATTTCTGTGATAGGAGTATCTGATGCTGGAACTTCTTTTTCAACAACTTCATTTGATAAAAGAACTTCAGGGTCATATTGTTGACCATCTTCAGAAACAAAATAACCATAATCAGAAACAAAAGTTCCTTGATTATTTTCAAAAGTTCCTTGTTCATCTTTGTATGTAAGAACAGAGCCAGCTGGTAAAACAACTCCACCATCAATTTCCAAATCTTCTTTTGTTGTATAAGTATCACCTTCAACAAGTTCTACTCCATATTTTTCAGACACAAAATTTTCAAAACACGGAACTCGACCAGTACCTATTTTTGATTTAAAACTTTCATTGATTTTATAAGTTTTCATAAGTAATAATTTTTTAAATGATTTTTTAAATGATTTTTAATTATTTAGTGGAATTAGTATTTTTAATTGGAATTAGATGTTATTTATTTCATCAAGTTTTGATTTTGATACTTGATAAACATCATCAGTTCCATCAAATTCTATAAATATATGATCACCCATTGGATTAAAGCATATAGTAACACCATTTATATCATCATCAATTTCCAATTGGTTTTCATTATTATAATCAGATTTTAATAATTTGCTAACAACTTCATAAAAGAATTCAAGTGGCTGTTCAATATTTGTTTTCAATTGCATATCAATAGCAATATCTTCGATATTGCTGGTGTTTTCATTCACCGATAATAATGTATCCATATCAACATAAATCATATCTTGAACAATATCAGGACTATAACTATTTATGTTTGGTTTGGTAGATAAATCTTCGCCTTCATTTACTTTTTCAGATTTTGCTGATTCAGTGAGGTATTGTATTGATTCATCAAGAACAACGGAAAATGAATCAGTTTCGTAATAATCTTTTAATTTATTTTTTAATGAATCAATACCAAATTCGGCTACAAATTTGTTGATTTTTTTGAGAATACCAGTTATTTTATTCTCTATATAATTTATATCTGATTTTATAGTAGAATTTCTTTTTAAATGTCTTAAATCTTGATAATTGTCTAGATATTTTGCAAGTGTTTCCATTCTATAGTTTGAAATTGAAATTTCTTCTTCGATTTCCAAATCTTTTGATTCAAATACCTTTAACTTTTTCATTTTGATTTCATTTTTATTCAGACAAATTTTCGAATATATCATTTATTCTTTTTTTCATCATTATATATGTATTATGATGCATTCTATCAAGTTCTTCTATAAGAGTAATAACCTTTTGTTTATTTCTTGATTTAAGACACCTTATACACATTTCAAGTTTTTTATCAATGTCATCGGGTGGAAATAATGTTCCAAGTTGTCTTCCATTGATATAAAATTCATTCATGCAATCAATACTCTTATTTCTATGTATTGACAATATGCTTTTTATAGTGTCTTCCAATGCTACAGTATTGTTATCGTTTTCATTATTTGATTCAGATGCTGTATGTAAGGATTTTATTATATCGATTTTTTGTGAATCCAAAATCGATTTTATCACAACAACAGATTGTTGTATATTAATCTCTCTTTTTGCATCATTATCAATTTTATCAGAAACCTTTTCTAGATATGCGCATACTCTTTCCAATACTGGAGCTATATTTGCTATATCTTCAACTATTTTTGTGTTATCTTTATTATTGTTTTTAATAAATTGTTTAAACATTAATAAAAAAGCCAACATAAAAACGGTGAATAAAGCTATTGATATCCAAATCGCAAATGCCATACCTACACTTGTAGAACCATAATCATTAATATTTTTAGACAATTTACCTACGGTTTCAGCACTTTGTGAAACAGATACTGCAGAACTCAATAATAATAAATTCATATTAATACAATTTTATTATTTACTAGAAAATGATATCAATATGAATTTATTGTGGGAGTATTTTGAATTGAGTTGGGTCTATAAGACCTGAAGCTTCAGTCATACGCATATAATTATATTCAACTTTCATCTTCAGATAATAATCTTTGTAACGACTGTCTCTTATCTTTAGGAATTTGAAATACATTTCTTTATTCATACGCATAACTTCAGGAGTTATCATGCCTATAACATTATCAGCTCTATGAAAAAGACCAGATGATTCCGACATGAAACTACCCATTTCGATATCGCTTGCGTTTGCGTTTTTGATTGTTGCTTGGTGGGCTGTAATCATAGCCCATTGGTTATCTACACCAGCTTGGAATAATGC